TGTCAAGATCAATTGCAGGAGCAGTAATGAATCAGATGGCAATGGAAAAAATTGGAATGCGTGGGCCTGCAGGAATGGGATCTGCACCAACTATAATTGATGCTAGTACAGTTCAAAATGTTTCAAACAATACATTGATCAGACCCCCTTCTCCCAGCGGGCCAGGATTGCATTTTGAGAGAGGGGATTTTGTTCAAAGATAGCGTAATATCTACTACGCTTCCGCTAACTTCTTGAAGTAATCAAGGTTCTCATCTTCTGAAGTAGAAGATTCGGGAATTGGTGTCCCACCATCAAACGGAGCTTCATCGTTTTCTACCGATGTTGGTGCCGTCATTGCAGCGGTTTGAATGTTCCCAAGAACCGTATCCAAACGAGTTTTCAACTCATCATAGGTCTTGAAACTCTTCTGGTCAATGAACTCTTCCAAGTCATGTTGTTCACCAAAAACACGTTCCATTTCCGACTCATCTTCAGAGAGTGGAGCAGAAGTCATGAACTCCGACTTATCGTAGTTTGAGAAACCATCGACTTTACGAATCTTCAGTTTGAAGTTCGCACCATCCCACAAATTGAAAACATCAACTTCTGTTTCATCTTCAAATTCGGGATTGGACATTGAACTAATCTTGTCAAAGATTTTCTTCCCAAAACGGAAAAGGAAAACCTTTCCTTCGTTCTGAGGATTCGCCTTATCTTCAACAACATAAATGTTGGAGAAGTAGGTCAACCTACGTTTCTGTTTGCGAGCAATTTCCTTGTTCGCTTCGATTCCTGAGTTCCAGAGAACAGAATTGTACTCCGATAGGGGATCTTTTTGACCAATAGTGGTCAAAGAGTTTTCGATGTACCAACCGCCTGGGCCCTGAAACCCATGATTAAAGACACGCACAAATGCTGTCTTATCATCATCTAGTGCTGGAAGGAATCGAATGACAGCGTATCCACTGCCGGATTTGTCGAGTTCCGCTTTCCAGAAGCGCTCATCATCTCGACTAAAATTTGTTTGGGGTTTGTTGATCTTTTCAATTTCGGATTGAAGTTTTTCAAGATCAGTAGTTCGCCTCTTTTTGAGGTTTGCGAATGATGTTGCCATCTTATTCTCCTTGTTCTACGTGTTTCGGATTATCCACTTTATGCATAATGTAAATCTACTTGTTTTTTTAATATGTCTACATATTTCTGCTTATTCACATTCAAGAACGGTGCATACTTTAAACACATACTATATAGATCCGGCCAAATGACCGTTTCCTGAATCTTCTCATTGAAGTCAGGGATAAAATGAAGTATAGAATCCAATATAATAAAGGTTTCTAACGACACTTCTTCGCCAAATACATGACGAAGTACAGGGGGATGTTGTCCACCCTCCACATCGAAAATGATATTGAACTTCTCGTTTTCATCAAACAATGTTTCAACTTCATTTTCAAATACATAAGGAAGGCTTTGTATCTTTGCCTTCCATGCAATATAATTCTGCCGTCCTTCTGGTGATGTTATATTGCCGACCCACATGTTTTTTGTCTTAACAAAATTTGAGACAAGAAACTTGGTAAGGTCATCTTCTTTATAAATTTTCGACAAACGTATGAAATGGTATTTGTCTTTTCGTTTATCAAAAGAGGATTCGCTTGCACGAACTCTTCCATTAAACTTGAAGTAATCGTATTCATTCCTATTGAAATGTTGCTTCAATGAAAGATATTTTTGATATACTTCAAAAGGTGTCACTTGATATATCATATAGGGAGTTTTGATGTTTTAGGCATAAAATTTAATATCTCTGCCTCTTCCCTTAATTTATTTTTAGTTTTAACATTGATAAGTCCTGCAACCGTTTCTGATTCAAGACCATTTTCATCTGCATGATAAAGCATTGCATCAAGATAACTCATACTGGTTCTTTCAACAATTTCTTCAATTTCAGTATTATATTCTTCAGAAGAATAAAAATTTAGTGATTCTGTCATTATCCCTTTATTATATCAAACAATGACAACATTGTCAAGTTAAATCGTATCATTATTTTTATGTCCGTTTCCTACAGCTTCTCCTTCTTTATGTTCTGGATCATCTTTGTCTTTGAACCAATAATCGGTTGCCTTGGCGAGGACGGCCACATAGGCCCCCACCATTATATTAATCAGATCTCTTGACGCTGTCGGCAATTCACCATAAAATAACAACCATATCAAAAACAAAAAAGTCATAACTATAATCATGGACAATGTAAATCGTGCCCACCAATTCAACTTCTTTCTTGTTTCAATTTTTTCATATCTCAATGCTTCCATTGGATTAGTCTCCCATAATTTTTCTTCTTGTTCATGAATCATTTCAAAAGAAGTGTTAATTTTCCCATCACCCAATCGTTGTTTGATTTTCTTATCCATTTATCCTTATACTAACGTTGTGGTAGTGGAGGATACTTCTGTTCCCAAGCGACCCCCCAAACTCGTTTTATTTATTTTTGTTCTACAAACTCGTAGAGTTCGTTTGCCTTCTTCTTAATGTCCTCAATGGTATAAGATTCTGGCTGAAGTTCTTTCCATAACTCCATATTTGCATCACCTTGTTCTTTTGCATATTCCCATGCATCAATAGCAAAGTGGTTTTGTCTTTCTTGTTGGTCATAGAGATAACCTTGTGCCATCTCTAAAAGTCTAAATCTTAATTCATATGGATTAGACATATTGTTCCTTTCATTTGTGTGTGTTGTGTGTGTTAGTGGAGGATACTTCTGTTCCCAAGCGACCCTCCGTAGAACCTAAGTCCGAACTCGGCTATTTCCTACGCAGCAAGTGCGTAAGAGTAGGCAGTATAATCGTCATTGTTTGCGATTATGGTTTCGATGAAGGTCATCACCCTATTTGTTCTCTCTGATACTCTCTCTCACAATCGAAATCTATTTCAGCCCCATCAACAAACTATATGTCAATCCCACAAATCTTTATCCCAATCCTACGGAAATGTTCGTGAGTATGTTTTTTCCCAGTTTTCTTTGATTTCTTCCCAGCCTCATCTCTCGCTTTCATCCTGCGAGCTGTATGGGATCTTTCAAGGAAACTTGGCCCGTTCCATATTTCTCTAAATGACATATAACCTCTTGGTGGAGCTGATCGGAATCGCACCGATGTCTTATAAGATACCCTTTCAGGTCATCAAACAAATTTCTGTATTACTGTAAATATTTATCTTTTACTAAAATGATATGCATTACATACTTTAAGAAGTTCTTCAACATAATCTTCTGGATTATATTCTTTCCATTCAACAAGTAAATCTACAACTTTATCACCATCCATAAATGGTACTGGTTTTTTTGGATCATTAAAACGAATAAATGTACAAATCACAATCTTCTTCGGAACCAATTTATACATTTCGGCCAACATATGACAATATGCTGCCCCCTGTAAAATATAATGAAAAACATATTCATCTTTTTTGACATAACTTCCTGTTTTCCAATCAATGACTGCAAGTTCACCATTATAATCTGCAATCAAATCTGCCGTTCCTGCAACCTTGAGGCGATCTGACCACATTGACATTTCAATTCCACGAATATTATCAATCTTTGCATCAATTTGTGGTATGCCTGCAAGAACCATTTCTTTGTGGTCTTGCATTACACTTCCACCAGTTTCTTTTCTTAAATAGTTTTCATCACCACGCAAATATTTTTCAATTATTCCATGAACCTTAGTACCACGCCTTGCAGCTCGTCCAGAAATCTTATTTGCTTCTTCTTCTCCAACTTTCGCTCTCCATGCTTCAATGCCTGGTTTGGTAATCATATGATAAAGAAGATTAGTAATAGATGGATATGTACCATTCGGAGAATGATATACCCTATCTTCACTTGAATTGTCTTGTTCTAATTGATCTTTTCGATTTTCAAGAAGATCATAATTAAATTGTTTCATATATTATCGAACATCTATTGTATTATGTAAATGTTTGCTTTTTATTTCTCTTAAACGATCCCTAAAACCCTCATCCGGCTTCTTCCCTGCAAAATGCCAAGGATCACCAATATATGGTTTTGCAAACATCATTTTAACTTCACCATCACAGTCAGAAATTGGACAAGGTTTTTTGGTGGGTTCATCCCTTCGAGCTATGGGTAAAGATTCTTCAAAATCCTCACCACATTTCTCGCAAATGTAGTCATAATAGGGCATTTAATTA